CCCCAAACCCACGTGAGGATATACCTAATTGAACCCCACCCTCGATCAGATTTTTTACCTGTTGTCCATGAGTTGTATTTAAAACCAGCGCCTTTGTTATAAAATCGTTCTCTTGTTCTCTTACCTCGGTGAATCGATGTGATATACGATCCGGATTCATTTCGGATGAGTTCTCTTTGGGGTGATTCAATTCCCCACACGCCCGGCCATATTTCATCAGATCTTCGACATGTTTAGCAATGGCCTCACCCAATACTGCTTTGGGATAAACACGCCCGTTTTTGTTTTTGATTTCACTTTGAAGGGTTACACCCTCGATATACATATCCCGCCGCTTACCACCTTCAGCGAGTTCAACAATATTCTCGCTGATTTTGATATCGGCTGTTATTTCGCAAAGTTCCCTCATGGCATTCCCCTTTATGATTTAACTTCGGCCTTGACCTTTTTCAAAGCAGCCTCTGCCGCGCCCAGGACTTTCTCCGGTTGTTTCAGATCCATCTTTTTCTTTTTGGCAATCTCATAATTGGATTGTGCCTTGGCGAGAGCCTTTTCAGCGGCCTCAAGATCGCTCTTGTCGAGTCTTTCCTGGACCTCAACACCGGCCATATCCGCCGCAACCTGCTGGCTGATTCTGGTGCGAGTCTCAGTATATATGCCGGACATTTTACCCTTGAGACGAGCGATAAAAGCAACCGCATCGTTATCCAAGGCATGTTTTAAAAGTTTTTCCATTGGTTTCTCCTTGCTAATTTAAACTGATTGTGATATGATCGGATTTAAGCCGATACCTGACCATCGGCAATAGCGTCAGCCGCAGCATCCGCGCCCAGGCCATTCCCGGCATCCATAATATAAGCTGCCTTGACCTTTTTTGGCTTGCCGGTCAAATTCGATTTGACGGTATACGTCTCACCGTTAACCGCTGTAATCAGGCCAGTATCATCCATCCCATCGATGTTAAATGCGATATTTTGGCCGACTTTATATCCTTCATCCAGATCCAGAGTCGACTCAAAAATGTCTCTTATTTTCTTCATGAAATATTATCTCCCTTAAATTTTTCAGGTTGTTAATTGTATTTACCTATTTTTTAGGTGGCACTTCTTTCTTTTTTTCTTTTGGCACTTCTTTTTTCACTGGCGGTTCTTTAGCCGCAGGAGGTGCCGCCGCAGCAGGTGGCTGCTCTTCTTCCTCTTCCGGAGGTATGGTCGCGTCTATTTCTGCCTGACGTTGATCCTTGATATCATCGCCGATAAACTCCTCACCGGCAGCTTCTTCCTTTTTAATCTGCTTTTGTTCTGCTTTGATTTCGTCATCGGTCATTTTGAATACGTTTTTCTGTACATATTCATTAGAAAAATACTTTCCGATGTATTCGGCCAGAGCCTCGGCGGTCTCACTCTGGTCCCGCAGCAGCTCGGTTTCTTTCAATTCCGCATAATAATTGTCTTCATTCCAACTAAAAGCGACTTCATTCCGGATCTCATTCCAGTCTTTTTTCGCCATCACATTTTTATAAACGAGCTGTTTTTCAAGCAAATCCATAAAAAGTGTCGAAAATTTATATTGTAAAGATTTCCGATATTTTGTGAATTTCAATTCTTTTCTGGACATCTCCCCGGTCTGACCTATATTAATGGTTGTGCTTTCTTCCTCATCAATGCGCTCGATGGGAACCTTCAGGGATTTGTATAATTTCTTTCTGAAATATACGATGTCGCCAATCTCCCCCAACTGACTGCCGCCTTCCAGGGTCTCGATTTTGGTACCCTTTTGGTCGGCATTGGTCGGCAGGTAATAATCCTGAATCATTGACAACACGTTCTTCTTTGTCGACAACTGCCCGGTATTGGCATCATAAAATATTTTCGATTTGAAGCCTCGAATAAGCTTTTTCACATAGACGTCTGCTTTCTTTTTCGGCATCTTACCAACATCGATGAAAAATACCCGCCGTTCAGGTGCCCGAGTGATCCGGTATATGACTGCGGAATCTTCCAAAAGCCTCAACTGATTTAATGGCTTCAGGGATTTGTGAAGAGGTGAAATATAAATGCGACCGGAGTGATCGGTGATTCCGGACGGCACAAAACTAATCATCGATTCGGATATCAGGTAACCATCTTGCTCATCGTCATCCTTAATTTTAAATTTTTCCAGATTCCGGAGATCTGCGGTACCATCCAGCCGCCGTTCGTTTTCTTTCCAGATATAGGCATAATCGCCTTTTAATTCCCGATCCTTTTTCTTCGCAAAATCCTCGATCTTTTTATCAATCTTCAGCCGGACAATATCGAAAGGTGACAGCAATTGCAGCTTATTAATGCCTTTTCTTTCATTTTTGCCGACTATGATCTGATGATATAATCGACCATCGGTGTACCATTTTCGAAATAATTCTGCGCCTTCATTGTTGAAATTTAACAAATTGATGATTTCATCAAATGCCACTTTGATTTTCTTCTTTATCCCATCTGACATATCGACGGCATCCAAATCAATATCAACAATGGTATTGTCTTCTTTTACGATGGACTCATTGACGATTTCATCGATGGCGTCTTCGATCTCAAAATTAACGGTTGCTCGCCGGTACATTGTAATCAGGTCATATGTGGTCTTGGCCCTGATTTCAAAATCGATCCCCCAGGATAATTGACCTATACTAAATGCATCGGCCTCCGGTTCATCGGTATTTTTCAGTTGAACTATATCTTCCGGCAATTCCTCATCAACGAATTTGTCATCTGATTTTGGAATCAAATTTGTTAAGCGACCAAGCACTTGTTCTCTGAGATATCCCATTTATTTATTTCCCTCGCCTTTTCACAGTTCTAACTGCTGCTTTTGACGTTTTTCGTCTGGTTGATTTTGTATGTTTAACTTTTGATTTCGGATCCTTCTTTTTCTTATCCTTGACGTGATCCTGCCATTTAACCATCATGGCCTTGAATACCGCCTTCTCCGATTTTTTGCGCCACTTGCCAGGGATATTTACCGCTGCCGCCCGATAGTTATCCCAATCAAAAACTGCGATATCAGATTGAATATGGGATGTTAAATATCGGCGGATGATCAAATATGCATATCCATTGGGCAGTTTTAGCGAGTTCCAAGCCCGTTTTAGTTGTGGATACGTGATACGTTTTCTGTTTTTAGTCGCCCTGACAAGCCTGTCAGCTAACTGTAACCGCTTTGACCAGGGTAAGTAATGGATGTTTAATCCCAGGAAACCGTCTGGATATTTTGCCAAAAGTATCGGCATCGGTAGCACATCATAATAAGGTAGAGTGCTCGCATGTTTCGGCGAATATTTAAACATCATCGGAAACCCAAAATAAGCCTTTCTGATTTTTGCTGGCTTTATTTTTGGAATTTTTACATCGCCATATAAAGTATCAAACTGCATCTGGAGTTCTTTTGGGAACTTCCGCTTGCCACGAGAATAAAGATCTGCCGGTAGCCGGGACTTTGATTGAGCCTTCGCTTCTAATATATTTTGGCCACGAGGCCATCCCGCTGCATGTGCTGGATATTTAGGCAAGTGTTACCTTTAAAACTCGTTTAATCAGCTTTTTAAATCCCGCCCAATCCTCCGCTCGGATGATTTTCTCCATCTGTTTGATTTCCTTGGAGGTGGCCTTTTGATAAAATTCGGCCATTTCCTGGAAGCCGATATTACCGCCATATACCATTTCATTTAATATCCGAGTGAATGTTTTTTTCATCTAACATTAATCCCGATCTTTTAAATAATCGATGATTTTGACTTTGCCTTCATTTTTCGAAAACCATCTATCAAATGACTTCCGAGTTTTAAACGATTTCTTTCCCTTTTTCCCGTTTATGTCAGAAAAGGTGACGATAACTTCGGCCTCAGCATCGGTCATTTCATTCATCCTCCCGCCGCGCTTGAATGCCGCTGTTGCCTGTTTCCTGGTCCTGAATACTTTCAAGGATCCTTGTCGCCCGAGGACATGATCCTTGGATATAACATCCTGTTTGAATTTATCCCCGCCGAGCACAGTATGCTTGACTTTGAGGACGGTTCCAACATTCAGTTCCGTTTGCCCGGTTATTTTATACTTGCTCAACGAGCGCCCATTTGCACTGAGCACGAAAAAGGTAAAACCCGGGACAAGATCCTCATCCGAAATCGGCTCTTTACTTTCCAGTAATATGTCGCGATATGTTTTCATTTTAATCCTGTAAATCAAAAAGAATTTTTCTTACTTTGTCAACTGCAACCTCGGCCTTTTTGAATCGCTTATCTCTGGTTCCGCTTGTTGCCAGATAATTCAACCGGGTCGATATATGCATAAGGTCTGACCGAATTGACCTCACAACTTCAGTATTACTTTCATCGAGTTTCTTGGATTCAGCCACCAATTTATCCATTTCTAATCTTGTTCGTATTGTTTTCATAGTAGATCCTTTTCTGTGAGTATTTTAAATTTCTGGCCTTTCTTTTTGGCATAAGCATCTGCGGCCTTCCATTTATTTAGGTTTTTGATATATTCCATTACCTTTTGCTGATATGATCGACTCTTCCTGCTTTGCTGTGGAGGTGCCTGGGTATACGCAAAAGGCTTAATTTCAATAAGAAATTCCTGAATGCCATTTTTACTTTTTACTTTTAGCCATGCATCCACGTAATATCGATGCATGCCACCATCCAAATCAGAAACATATGGGACGACGACCTCTTCCGAATTCCATTGTAATATCACTTTATTGAAATCGAAAAATCTGAAGAATTTTAATTCTAATCCAGACCGGAATATAATAGTGTCTACATTTCCCTTGTATTTTTCGGGAAATCTCGGTTTATACCAGCCTTGTTTTAATGTTTTTTGATTGTACATGTCACTATTTACCCACCTTAGAAAACCTTCCTTGTCATTCCCACCGGGATTTCCCGGCAAGAATCCATCGTTTTGCCGACGCGCCCAATACAATCTTCATGAGTATTCCAATGGCAGTCAGCAATACATTTTCCATTAGGATTTAATTTTTTGAAAAGGCAATGGTTGAACCTATATTTTTTTATTGGTGATCTCATAGTCAAATTCTTCTTCATCGTAATATTTCATCCGTTTAAGAAAATGCTTTAAGACATAATTCCTTTTGCTTTTCCATGTTAAATCGTCGGTTATATCATATAATTTCGCATTTTTATCGAAATATTTTCTTAGAAGCCGCCCTATACTCTGGATGACTTTCACGCTCGATAAGACAGATTCAGCAAAAACAAGATTGTGTAAATTTTTAATATTTATCCCGGTAGAAAACGTCCCGAAAGACGCAACAATAATCACGTCTTCATATTCCTCTGTGATCTTTCGGACCTTTTCCCGAAACACAACTGGAGCGAGCCCATCTATATAATAGACGTGCTTTTTGGGATAATTCTTC